CCGGTACATTTGACACTATAACTCGAGATTGGTTAGAATTGTCCGCTCCTGTACAGGGTGATCCACGAATTGTTAATCCACACAACCGTAGCCCTTGCATAGGATACGTATCTCCGTTCCCGGTACGCTTCGACCTCGAATCTCCTACTGACTTCTCCATGGCCGTTTGGGCTGATAAGGATACTCAAGTATATACTGGACTATCCTTTTGGACCAGTAGCGATAAACAAAATATGCTTCCAGGGGCTCCTACCCCTGAAGCCACCGGTGGATATACCTATTTAGCCCGTCTAGACCAAGGGTTCCCAAGTAATCTGATGAACGCCCAACCCCCCCCTACCTATGGACGTCCCGCTCACCCCATTCCTCGTAGCCGCATGCGCTCGACTCCTCAGATTTCCGCTCTGAAAGAAAAAGTGAACCAAGCCGCCATAGCTCATGCTTTGGCAGAGCAGGCTCGTTACGCTAGTCACCAAGCAGAATTACGTGCGGCCGCCACTGAACGGGCAGTCACAGCGTCTCGTCAGGCCTTACTCCCAATCGAGGAGATTGCCGAAGAGCCACCTCTTGCTACCGACGTGCAGATCGGGGGAGGCTTTGCCAGTGCCGAACACCCACCCCCGATTGACGCCAATGCTCAATATCCAGAGTACCAGTTTGGTGAACCGCTCGAGAAAAACACCTTGGCCAACCCCCAACGTATGTCAAAAACTATAACATTATCGACTCGCCCGACCCGACCTGAACCATTCGTTTCACGCGGCCTGGGTACTAAGAAGGGAGCTAGGGCGTCTTATACTCCTAAGAATCCGGTTAACATCCAGGAGGTACAAGTAGCGCACCCCGAGTTAGCTGCTCACGCCGTCAAAGTAGACCCTTCGAAAGCGACGGTACAGCTCGGGGCAACAGTACCCCTTCACAAAGAGTATTTTGCAGCTGCCCCTCCTGATGGTGCAACTGTTTCCAATATTGTGGTACCGAAGTTTCCAACTCCCGGGACTGATACGACGAGACAACCACAGGGACAGGTGCCCGTAGTTAATCTACCTCGCAGCCTTAGCCCTGTAGTAGTCAATGATTCAGCCTCAAGTAATCTCCAAACTGGCCTACAGCGCCTGGAATCCAACATTCCAGTTCAAATAGCTCAGCAAGGAGCTCAACCCTCCGCCCCACCGTCAGATAGTTCTGCGATGTTTAGGGCGGTCCGGCCTGTACAGCCGGAAAACTAATCTGGAATGCTGCGTCTGCGGATTCCTCCGCGCAGCGTTCCCAACACCTTTATGACCTGACTCTTCGTAATTCTACTTTTTTAAGCTGTCCATCAGCTAAGCTCGTAGAAATACGTAAGTTAACCTCATCCTCGCCAGTGCGAGAGCAACTACAGAAGTTATTTCTGGAGTTTCCCTCCATTAAATTGAGCGATAGGGGTCGGTTGTCAAAGGAGGAACCCATTCGACGTGACCACGATTTCCTTTCTATGAGCGCGCTCCACGACTTTAAAATGCCCCCCATTTCTTTCGTCGCCGCGGCTTATCGTTTCGTTTATCTTGAGCCAGCGCCGAGTGAGGTTTGGGAATACCTGCCACCGGAGCTATATATCCAGACTTATTTCAGTGACAGCCCTTTCACACGCTCTCTACAGGTGAAGGAACGCTTAGGTTACGCTTATACCCCATTTGCTCCTTTGCTGGATCCTGATCACCTAGGCACCGCTCCTCCGCTATCTCGGTCCGAGAAAGACACGCTGACGCGACTGTTCCCTATAGAACCGGGGCGCGCTGGCGCCAAGACTCTCCTTGATATGCCTGATACTTTACGCGCACTTGGGAACAATACACTGTGTCGGTTACTCGCTCGTCGCCTACTTACTAGTGAGTGCTCTTTCACAGCCACATTTGCCAGTGCTTGCGTTCTACTACCGTATATGTCTGACATGAGTCCATTTTTTGCACTTTGGTT